ACGTTCGCAAAGATCGAGGTCGTGCCGTTCGGCTGTTGGGACATCAACGAAGCATTACGGATACCAAACTTGAGAAGCTTGGCCATGTATGCATCCGAGAGACCAAGGCTCTGAATGAACGGTGAAGCAGCGTGCTTAGCTGGATCACAAAGTTCGAACATGCCTTTCTCTTCAGCCAGATCGATCGAGGCTTCATACACGGCACGAGCGACAGTTTGCATCAGCTCTTCACGGATGGCTGAAGCCTTGTCAGAGCCGAAGCGAGTCTTAAGCATGATCAGAGCAGAACCCCAACCCATGACGCCAATCCCAATGCGGCGTTTCTTGCGCATGGACTCAACGTACTCAGGAAGCGGGGCGTTGGAGTAGCTGTTCACATTGTCCAGGAAACGAACCATGTACTTGGCGTAAGTAGTCAAGCCGGCGAGGTCGAAACCATCGAGAGTCTTGTTGACGAACTGCGTCAGGTTCAGAGTACCGAGGCAGCAGATGTTGCCAGGTGACAAAGTCTGTTCGCCGCACGGGTTCGTTGCGAAGATCGTCTCACCATAGCTCAGCGGGTTGAAGTAGTTGGCACGATCGAGGAACAGAACACCCGGTTCTGCACGATTGTACGTGGACTCCATGATCAGGTTCCACAGCCATCTCACGGAAACAGTATTGTGGACCTTGACTGGATAGCCCTTAGCGAGCCAGGTCTTGATGTCACCGTACCATTCCTTCTTGTACTTCTTGTGGGTGGTATCTGGGAAGATCAGATCCCACTGGTCGAGTTCAGCGATTTCAATTTCAGCATCAATGCCGTAGATCTTTTCAGCTTTTACATCAGCCTCAAGTTTGGCAATCTCATTGACACGACTCATGAACTCATCAGTGCAGTTCACAGACACATTGAACTTGGTCAGACGACCAGGTTGTTGCTTGGCGGTGATGAACTCGATGACATCCGGATGCCAGACATCGATGACGCCCATCATGGCGCCTTTACGGATCTTACCCTTGGCTTTGCTGTTCGCCGACTTCTTGCCGGAGCCAGAGGTAATGATCTCTGAAGCTTTATCAAAAAGCTCCATGTACTTGACTGAGCCCGGGGACTCGACACCGATACCGTTGATGAACGAACCACGCGGACGAATGTACGAGAAGTTCTCACCCCAACCACCTTCTGACTTGAGGGTCTGGGCTTGATCACGCAATGTGTCGAGGATGCCATCAAGCGAATCAATGTCGTAGTTACCACGAGGGCCGACGAAGCAATTCATCAGCGTAGTACCCTGCCATTCAGTCCCTGCATTCGAATAGATTCGACCCCCAGAGACACCCTTGAACTGAGCGAGAAGGTCGAAGAACTTTTCAGCCCATTCAGCCTTCTTCTCGTCGGTAGTCTCAGCAGAAGAGATGGCATCAGCCACACGCTTCAGAGAGAAATCGACGTCAACGTCCTTGTGGTCCTTGTAACTGGCTTTCCAAATTTCTTCGGAAAAAGGGTCCTGAAACTCTGTTCGAGATAGAATCATTTCTAGATTTCCTTGTTATTTTTATTGGTTCTTGAATTGCTTGACCCAGTCTCTCAGACGATTGACTCGATTGAGCCACCCATCTAGGAACTTTGCTTGAGAGGGATTCTTCTCAACGATACGTTTGAAGAAGTCAGCACGAATTCCAAGGAACTTCACAGCTGCATCTTTCGGATCGAGAGCTTGAATCGCTGCCAATGTTTTTGGACCGATCGCACCGTCTTGAACCGCATCACAAGTTGCTTGAAGCATCTTGGCTGCTGCACCAGGACGATGGTTGATGTATGCATCAAAGTACACAACATCGAGAGGTCCTTTGAGCTGAGCGGCTTTTGAAGTAACCCAGTACTCGTTGTAGTAGATGTTCATCGCCCCATCGAGCGTGAGCTTCTTAATGTTCAGGTCGGGATGTGCATTCTTTGCAATCCCAAACTTCGTCTCACCACCTGCATCGGCTGGGTCATTGACGTAACCTGTCTTTTTCTTCTGCGCTTTCGAGGAGCAACAACCATCAATGGTTTCTTGGTCGGTCATATCGAAAGCCGACCCAACCTCGCTAATCATTGCGATACGGAAGGCTGCTACAAAATCGTCTGAAAAATCACTCATGGCTGTTCACTCCTCAAAATTTCAACAAATATTTATCTTAGTAGAGGAGCTCGCAAGCAGAGACATTCGCCAGGTATTTTTGGTAGAGATCGTACGGCCCAATCATCGCGCTGAGGATTGAACTTTGATTGGTGTCTGGCCCGATAGGGTGACACATCATCGTAGCCTTCTGAATCATCGGATGGACGAGGTATTCTTCCTTCTCGTATCCAACAACGTGGATGTCAGCAGTCGAGTACCGATTCGTCGTCGATGAGAGAAGGAATGCGGTGTACATGTTCGTCGAACAAACATGGATCGGGACCGAGTCCACCATCGAAGTATCCCGATCGACAACCAGAATGTTCCAACTGGCTGGGACCGAGAACTTGAACCCATTGAGCATGATCGCCACGGTCGGACCGCAAGTCTCTTCGAGATAATGGATCGGTGACAGGACGAAGTCCAGCATCGGACCTGAGAAGTTCCAGAAGTATTTCGGAATGACCGGAGAGTCCAGTGACTGGATCAGATACGGGCGACCGAACTCAGGGAGTAGTAGCATCGAAAGTCCTTTTATTCTTATTGTTTTACGGGACTCAGTGGTCTCGGGTATTAGAGAATTTTACACCAAAAGATCATCACTGGACATTGATTTTTTGACATCATAGACAAGTTTCGTCGTGCCAGTGATTTCGTATTCCGCTTCTTTGTAGTGTTTCTTGCGCTCGTTCGAGTGCTTCTTCGAGAACTTGAGTTTCGAGTAGACATCGACAACCTTGACACGGTTCTTGTCACCAGATCTGCGAAGACCGCGACCAACGGATTGGATTGCCTTGATGAAGCTCTTACCAGCATCGACCATCATGAGACAGAAGATTCTATTGATCGAGATTCCGGTCGATGCAATCCCAGAGGTTGCGATCGTGATGATCCCGTCCATGTCCTGATACTTGTCGTAGTTCTCCTTTCGAAGATCCTTGTCCGAGTCTCCATACAGAAACACAGAGTCCGGAATGACCTTCTGAAGCTTTCGGCCGAACTGGACAGAGTTCACTAATACCATGGTGTTCCCGTACTTGTCACGGTATGCCATCACGAGCTCGGCTATACGTTCCAGGCGATCCTCGTTCCTTGAGACAAATGACTTTTCAGCCGCATAATCTGGAAGATCTGCTACGTCCTGTGTCTCAACCATGTCGATGTCGACATCAGACAAGTATCCATTATCGATCAGCCATCTTGATGTGACTTCACAATGGACAGCACCAATCGAGCATTTCAGTGTGTACTGGTCAGTCGTCGGCTTCGGCATTGTGCCAGTGACGCCGTATCGATAAGCAATTTTCTTACCGTAAACATTCACCAACTCTTTGATCACTTCAGCCTTGGCACCGTGAGCCTCATCGATGATCACGACGTCGTACATCACAACGATGTTCGGGTTGTACTGAAGCGACTGCCAAGTAGCCACAGTCGACATCGTCCCAAGGACTTTAGTGTCGCCGGAATACTCGCCCACATCAATGCCAACAGTTCGCAGTTCAGCTGCGGTCTGGGACACCAGATCGGAAGATGGAACTATGATCAGAACATTCATGTTGGACTGGTTGAAGACCCAACACATGCCGGCGCAAAGAAGAGTTTTCCCAGCGCCAGTTGCAAGCTTAGCAAAGCCAGAACCCTGCTCGATCAAGACCTTTACAGCCTCGACCTGATACGGACGCATCTTGATTCCATACTCGGCGAAAAAGGTGTCTTCAGTGAGTTGAGCCGTTGGGACTTTGACCGGAGGACGAGAGTCGTTGATGTCGATCTCATAGCCCCATGACACTAGCCACGGAACAATCTCGTCCAGTATTTTGGTGTAGGTCTTGCCAGTCTTCTCGAAATACCGATACTTCCCATCCCAGCGCTTGAGCTGGAACGAAGGCATATGACGGTGCCCGTCTACGAAGAAGCCAAAGGTTTCCCAGAGTTTGGTGTAGTGGTCAGGATAGAGGCCGCCGATGACGCAATCGACCTCACTGGTGATGTTAATCGTGCAGCGCTTTTCCATCGTCTTGCTCACAGTTAAAAAGAAGTTTGTAGTACATTCGGTAGAAGAGAAAGTTCAGTCGATCATCTTCATACACATGGTTCAGACGATAATCAAAAGCAGTGCCTTCGAACTTGGACATCTCTTCTTCAATCACCGAGTTCAGGTACATCCCCTTAGTGATGTTGAAGAAGTAAGATGTCCGGTCGATCTCACCATCAACGTCCTCGACAAGAGCATCAGCCAGAACATCAAACTGTTTGATCAACCAATCAAGGTAGTTCATTCTTTGTATGTGCCTGATGACAATGGCGACCAGACGGCATACTTTGCCCAGAACGCAGGGCGACCTAATGGAGTCTCATACGAGATTCTGATTCTGGCGACTTGCCAACCTGACACCAAAGCAAAATCTTCAAGTCTGGTAAACTTCCCGTACTTGAAGAATGGTAAGTAAAAGACCACGCCTTTGGTTCTCACATGATTAGAAACGGACTTCATAGGGAAGTGTTGGAGGGTCTTGAAGATCACGAAAACAGAAGAATTGAAAAGTTCACCTTCCTCACGAGACTGTTTCGAAATCAGCTTACTGAAAAATTTCTTGAACATAGTTCCTCCTTAGATTACAGCGGCTTCGATTTGAGCCACTCGCAGTTTTGTGATGTCCGCAAGACGCCATCCCATGTTCTTCAGACCTTCAACAACAGCTTCGAATTTTCGTTTGGTGTTCGTAACCTCGAGCATGATCTGGTACATGGTCACATACTCTTCATCACCGGCGATGTAGGCCTCGATGTCACGACCGGAGAGTTTGAAGTTGTAGTTTTCCATGTACTTCTTCCAACGAAAGGCTCTGACTTCCTCAAGTTTCATCTTGATGAATTCTTCAAGGCTTTTCAGCTCACGGAACTTGGTATCAAACTTGATCAGATTTTGGGAGTGCTCTTTGTTGAGCTGCTCAAGCCGGTGACCAGTCATCTCAAACATCTGAGTGATTTTTTCTTCATCGAGCAGAGCTTCAAACTCAGCCAGGACATCCACCACTAAGGACAGATTTCCTGCGACTCTTGAAATTTGTGAGGCCATTTCTTACTCCATGTTGAGCTGAATTTTCAGCCTCTTCACATCTCGCCCAAACTGGGCTGCGGCGTATTTATCGCTTGGGGTTTTTGAGATTGTGAGGTAGTGGGATCGGGTAGGCGTATAGACCTTATCGTGTTTCGAGCCATGTTCTAGGAACCAGCCCTCACTGATAAGGTCTTTCACCATCTTCTTCATTTCTTTTCGAGCATCGGCGCTCACTGGATTACCCTGAAACCTTTTGGTGCTGTAAACGCTCAAAAACCTGACGGCACAATTCCTCGCCAAGCACTCTGTGTAGTTCCTCAGGGAAGCGTCCAACCCCATCCTGAATTGCTTCAATGTTCATCTCAAATGTTATTCGTGCAACAGGACAGAAAGACGTTGGATCAACATCGTTCTCGACAGAGATAACTCTCATATCAACCTTTCTCAATGTTAAAGAATTTTGTACCAGCAACGAGACCAAGTTCGGCACAATCTTCGGCACTGAGTTGAGCATCGCTGAACTTGTTCTCGAAGTAGTCATGACAGTACCGGCAAGTCTCACCGCAAACTTCTTCATCGCAACGGAAGCCGTCTTTGGTAAACCATTTGTTCAAGAACTTGCCAAGACCCTTGTTTGGAATGTTCACGTTGTGCTCATAGGACAGTTCGTCCTTCTCGTTGTAGATCGTCTCCAACGGTTTCCACAGTTGGAGCAAGTTACCGCTCCACGAACGAGACAGATAAGCCTCAGCGACAGTGGTGATGTACTTCGTCGTGGCTGTACGACCGGTGATCTTGTAGTTGTAGATCCCGAGACCCTCGTAACGTTGAATGTCCTCAGGACGAACAAAGCGAAGCTTGAGCCAAGAGGTGATGTCGGTTGCTCTGGCCGAGACGCAGTACTTCATCGGGTACGTGTCAAAGAGCATCGCATCCTCTTTGGTCTTGTCTGTAGAGTGGGCGATGTAGCAAGCATCTCTGAACGTGCAATGAGTGGTGGAATCTCCAGAGCCAACCCCACAGAACTCATTGACCATGAGCTCGTAAAGCATGCCATTCGCATTGCAGTAGTCGGCGGCCTGGCTGAGGAACTTGACATTTCTGTTCTTCATCAGATTACCGCAGACCTTGTCGATGTTGAAGGTGTCCTTCAGGTACTTGAGCTGAGTGACAGCATCAAGGTGCGAGATGGTACTGAGTTCGATCTTGATCTCATCCGAAACCTCGCGAATCAACTCGAACAGGATTGGGTTCGCTGCTGTGATACGGTACACACCGATGTCAGCAAGATAGCGAATGTGATCCTTGATCTCATTTTTGTAAGTGTCAAGTTCTCTCTTCGAACCTGGGTTGATCGAGTTCATCGTGTAGTTGAATCGAATCCCATTGTCGAGTGATAGGCGCACATACTTTTCGAAATCGGTCATACTGATTTCCGGAAGCCGGAAATCTGGGCGTGCTGACAAAAAGGCGTGGGCGCGGTCAGAGCCATAGAACTCATCGACTTGTACGCCCTGGTCACGGAAGCGAGCATTGAGCTCAGCTACTTTGTGAACCAGCTGCGGGTCGAAGTTACAACCAAGTTTGTAACTAGTGAATTGCTTTTCCATGATAGACCTTAATAGAAGATGGATGAGACCGTAGCCTCATCCATCAGTTGCTTAGGCCGGGACCGATTCTTGCGTCGGGTCCGGTTCAGGTTCGAGGAGCTTGACTTCAGCCAATTGCTCTTCGGTGCGAAGCTTCGGATGATTCATGAGCTTTGCAACGAGTTCCTCATTGAGCTGCTTACGTTGGAACTTGAACAACTCGCCACCGATCGTAGCGCTGTACCAGCCGCCATTCTTGGTGACCACGCCAGCTACCTCAAGCATTTCGAGCAGGCCGGAGTAACGGTTCATACCGACGTCGTATGGAACCTCGACCTCGATCTTGGATCCGAGTTTTGCGAAGCGAGACTTGAAGGTCTCAACGCTCATTCGAATACCAACAACCTCTGCATCTTCCTTGAGCTTGAGCTTCGTGATCAGCATGATCTGCGAGGCCGAGTAGCGTACAGCGCCGTTGATAGCCCAGACGCCTTCACCCTTCATCGGGTCACCGGCATAGACCTGGTGGGTCGCGATGAATGCAATGTTCAGACGAGAGATGCGAGACACAACGGTACGGAGCAGATGCTTCATCTGCTTGGCACGTTGACCTTGGTCGCCCTTCTGTTCACCCTTCGAGAAGTTGTCGTTCTCGGTATCGGTCAGGAGCATGTCCAGTGAGTCGAGGAAGATGACGACCTTCGGAGCATCCTTGTTGTTGCGGCCATATTCTTTCTCGTAGCCGGTAATGAACTCAGAAAGGACACTGACCACATCGGACATCGTGACGACGCCGAAGTACAAGAATTTCTCAGCGGTGATGTCCACACCGATTGCACCGAGGAAGGAGGTGTCAAGAGCGTTCTCAGAATCTAGACACACGATGAATGCGCCTTCATCTTGAGCGTTCTTCAGAATGTTGCCACCGAGATAGGACTTACCTGCACCAGACGGGCCAGCCAGAATCGTCACACGACCGTTCGGGACCCCATTGCCAAATGAACCAGACATGATCTTGTTCAAGGCGAGATTGCCAGTGTCATACCAGAAGGCCGGCGGCGAAAAGTCCGTCGTGATCGTATCGATCTTTGTCACTGCTTTGGTGACGTTTTTGATAAATGACAATGATACTGCCATATTGTTCTCCTGTAGAAAAAGAAAACCCGAAGGCCTTTTTACAAGCCTTCGGGTGAAAGGCGAACCCTTTCGGATCCGCCTAGACCTGAACAGCTCTTAGGAGGCTGCTTGGGCTGCTGCGCGAGCGCGAATCTGTTCGAGAATCGAGGTCGCTTTGCCACCTGCCGCAGGAGAAGCGTCAGCCGGTTGTTGCGAAGCTACATCCGGAGTGGAAGGAGTGGAAGGAGTAGAAGAGCCAGCCGGAGTGGAAGTACCAGTGCCAGTCGGAGCCGCATCACCAGAACCTTGATCATCATTGTACTGGGCGCCGGTTTCAGAAGCCAGAATCAGGGCTTCCATCGTGGCGCGATCCATGTACTTGGTACGGCGATCCTTCAGGTTGAACAGAGTGATCTTGCTGATGTCTTCTTCAGAGATGTCAGTCTGCTTCGGCGAGAAGTTGGAGGTCGAGTAGTCAGCGAATTCGCCGGTCTTGGCCTTGCGGATACGGAAGTCGTAACCACCCTTGAAGCTGTCGGGATCGTTCTCGATGTCGCCGGAAGCGATGGCGGTCTTGATCACGTTGAAGATCTTCGGACCGATCTGAGCGAGTTTGGCCAGGTTGGTGCCGTTGTCGAATTCAAACGGTGAGGTTTGGACCTTGACCGAAGTCAGGAATTCCTTCTTCTTCCAGAACTTCTTGCCGAGAGCTTCATTCTTCTCGACATTGTAGTAGTGCTGGGACTTTTCGCAGCACGGGCAGGATTCGCCGTACATGGTCAAGCAAGGAACAACGCGCTTTTTGCCGTTGACGATCAGGGAGTGGGTGAGGTTTTCGACATAGAAGCCGGTCGGGTTGTCTTGATCAGCATCCGGGAGGAAGCGGACAACTGCCATCTGGTTCGGTTCCATCTTCCAGAACGGGTAGAAATCCTTCCAACCGCCAGAATCACCACCACCAGTTTCTTCTTTGTTTTTTTCGTTTTCGAATT